TACCGAAGGAACGAACCCTCGTTGCCAAGGTGCCACCCCTTGGCGCATCAGCTTGGTCAGGTCACCGGTCACCTTGGCGACCTCTGCGTTTATGAAATCTTGTCTCGTTTTCTTAGCCATTGTCTCATTTCCTTTCGGCTAGTTTAGGCTTGATTGCCTGTGATTTGAATAGAGACCCTAGGGGTTGCCTAGGGGCTCGATCAAAGCACCGGGCAGGGGCTAATCGGCTCGGGTCCAAGTGCCGCCGTTGTCGATCCATTCGTTGATAGCTGCCAACACGTAAGCGGTAGCCGTCTCTTGCTGCTCAGGGGTCACCGATCGGTAGCCAGCCCTTGCGCCTTGTTCGCAGGTTCCACAATCCAAGCAAGCGACCATCTGCCCAAGGTAGGCGGCGGCGGTTTTTCGGCTGCTAGTGATTACCATCTTGCGAGCAAGGTAAGCCGGGGCATAACCGTAGCTTTCGTTGAGGATAAGGGCGACCGCCCCCTCAAGCTGCTCGGGGTAGTCGGTAAGGTAGTCCTGCCACTCTTGGCGGGTCGCTTTGCGGTTCGCCAGGGTGTCGTTGTTGCGACGTGCCTGTGCTGCAATGTGACGCTGCATTTCGGCTGCGTGGTACTGGCGTTTAGTGAACTTGCTCATGGTTGTCTCGTTTCTGCCTTTCGGCTTTATAAATGGCTGACATCGTCAGGCGCTGGGAACCACCCCAACACTATGCCCCGTAGGGCATTTCGTCTTATTCGCTATCGGCGGCTTCTTTTCGAGCAAGCTCAATGTCAATGACAGTTTCACGGGCTAAGGCTGTTGCGTCGAATAACTGACTATGGGCGCTGCGGAGGTACTCATTAGCCTCCGCCATCAAGGCGTCGATCCGCTTAGGGTCGCCACCGTTAGCCTGAAGGGTCTGAGCCGACTCAATAAGCCCCCTAGCCATGTTAAGCATCATGGTTCCCTCGTTCGCTTCTTTGTTAGCCTTGTGAAGGTCCATCTTGATCGCTGCGTATTTCATGTCTCGTTTCTCCGTGGGGGTTGGTTAGGTGCCGAGCGTTGCCCCCTCTCGACGTCTTATAAATAGGGGACCCAAAGTTTATTGCAAGCCCATTCGGCATAAAATCGACATTGGGTTGCATTTTGTTGGCTGGCCGCGGTCGGTACCCCTACGGGGTAGACCCTGGCCGCGGGGGGTGGTCAGCGCTCAGGGGTTGGTGCCGTCTTTGCTAGGGGTCTCGCTCAGGGGTCTGAAACTGCCACCCCTTTAGGGGGTGAGGGGGTTTTTGCTGGTAGGGTGGCTAGGGGGTCCGACGGCATCGGGTCAGGGGGTGCGCTCAGGGGGTCTCATGGGGGTCGTTTTGCCTGACCAAAGACCGGGGGTTGGGGGTGGTCTCTCACGTAAGGAAATCAAGCCGCAAGCTGGGGGGTGATTTGGTAGGGTTTGAGGGGTAGGTTTTAGAGGATGGATCGGGGGGGTGGTCCGCCCATGATCCGGACCCCTCCTCGGACCCCGCCGCCCAAGGTTCACACGGGGGCACTTGGACCCCCTCAAACGGGGTGGAATCCGGGGGCAATCCGGGGTGGTTTTGGGGCACCTTTCGCTCGGGCTTTTCTGGCGGCTTTGGGGTGGTCAATCGGGGGCTTTTGGGGTGCCTTGCTTTTGAGGTCGATCCGGAGCGCTCAGGGGTCCGAAGGGGGCTCGGCTGTGCCTAAGTGGTTGAAATTGCAGGGGGGGTGGTGTCGCTGTGCTGGCGGGTGTGCCGTGCCGTATGTGCCCCTCACAATCGCGTGACTCTCAAAAACCCTAGGCTTCCTGTTTGAACCTGATCCAGCAGATGAAAGCTCTGTTGCCTAGGATCATGACCAGTTGGCTGCTGAGCTTGCCATCTTGTCCTATAGGCACTGCTAGGTGTATGGGTTCCCCTGGCAACTGGAGTCTTGCGAATTGCTTTGGCATGGTTATCCCCTTAGCAAAAAACCCTTTTCTAATGGGCTTTCCTGGCCTTTGGATAACTGTTGGGGTAGGCAAGCCTTAGTGCTGAGGATTCTATCGACTTACCATGCGCTTGTACGCGAGGACAAAAACGCTTGTCAAGCAGGTGAAAAATCCTTTGGTTTCAGAGAGGTTTACAGGTTTGTGGTTGGGACTGCCATACTGACAGTCTGAGGTGATCCCTTAAAAAGGTTTTTTTATGTTGTTCTGTCCAGTGTGTGATGTGGGTACTTTAGAGTGTGTTGCCACGGATCAAGGTATGGACTTACCTAAGACTAGGGCTAAGGTAGGTTCTTATGATAGGGTTCGCCTGAAGAGGTGTCAGTATTGTTTGGCAGAGATTCTTACGATCGAGCAGATGGACAGGTTGGTCAGCCCTCCGAAGCGGGGGGTTTGACTGAGCCTTGTGCAGTGCATGGGCGTGAGCATTTTCTTTATGATGTGTGTGGTCCCTGTGTGCATGAGGTGTGCCTGGGGTCGATGCTTAGGTTTTGGGAGCAGACAGAAGATGATGGCAGAATATTTGGGTACGGTGCTGAACAAGTTCTTTCGCTCCGAAGTTGGCTTTGTGCTTATGGTCTTTCTCTTTTGGGCACTGATCCTCTTGCCCCTGAGAGTTGGCGCAGAGTACTCAAGGCTTTCCAGCAGTACGAGCTAAAGCAACGCGCACGCGAGAAGATGTTGCCAGAGGTTGACCTGTTGATGAACAGGATGGCGCAAGCTCGGGGCAATCCGCATCAGGGTCATTTTAGTGTGTACCCAGACAGCGGTTTGTGGGTCAAAGAGTGCATTGCAGAGATTGTAAGGATGACCTCAGTTTGTGAGGCGGCTTACCTACTGGATGTGATTAGCTTGAATGATTTGGCCAAACTGGAGTATGAGGGCAACCGTGTGAAGGCGTCTGCGACGGTGGGCGCATTAGTCAAGCACCTCAAGGAGTGGATGAAATGAACGAGACATCAGTTGATCGAGCGTGTTGCGCCTGTCCTCATATTTGGAAGGGTGCGTTGAACTGCCCTGAGTGTGGGGAGCCAGGTGAGCCTTTAGAAGGGGGCACCGATGAGTGACAACGAGTTGCGTGGTATATTGGCAGCCATTGAAGGGCTGGACCCTAACCGCCTGGACATGACCGACATCAAGCGAATGAAGTTGGAAGTTATCAACCAAGCCATTGAGGGTGATGCTAATCCTAAGTCGTTAGAGGTGGCACTCAAAGCAATCAACAGTTTGGAGCCCATGCTTAGGGATGACGCCGAAAGCGGCGTCGATGCAGAGCTTGAAAACAGGCTGATGCTTTTGAAGACTAAGGGCGCAGGCTGATGGCAATAAAGTATCGAGGTGTAACATTCTCTGGGTACAACAAGCCCAAGCGCACACCGAAACACCCTAAGAAATCGCACGTTGTCCTGGCTAAGTCTGGTGACAAGGTGAAGATGATCCGCTTTGGTCAGCAAGGAGCTAAGACAGCCGGCAAACCTAAGAAAGGTGAGTCGGATAAGATGAAAAAGAAACGGGCTAGTTTCAAAGCAAGGCACAGAAAAAATATTGCAAAGGGCAAAATGTCCGCAGCTTATTGGGCTAATAAAACAAAATGGTGATCGAAGCTAAAGTCGCAAAGAATGAAGCCCGGATTGACGGGCACGACACGCAAATCAAGGTGTTATTTAAGGATATTGACACTCTTGATGAGGATATGAAGCGCATCAGTGACTCTGTTGTGCGGCTGACCACGCTTGTCGGGCTGGCTACTCCGATTGTCACTGCGCTGCTTGTTAGTTTTATGGCGAAATAATGGACTCCAATCAGATTCTACAGATGCTTGCAGACTTTGGAGCCCTCGGGTTGGCTTCTGGTGCAATCTTTTGGCTGTATTTGAAGATGGCTAAACGTATGGATGACTTGACTGACAGCTTTCAAGTGCAGCTTCGTGAGCAGATGGAAGACTGCAACCGGCGAGAGGCGGAAGTGCGGGATCGCTTTATGGAGGTCGTCAAAAAATATGATGACGAACGGCTGCAATGGGTGACTCGCCTGGACTCGATTGACAAAGAACTACAAGATACTGAGTCTCTAATCAAAGAAGGGCTCGGCGAAATGCGAAGTCACTACGCAAAGATTAGCGCAGTCATTGGCAAAGAAGTCTGATGGCAACCGCTAAGAAAGCAAACCCAAAACTCTGGGAAAAGGCCAAGCGACAAGCCAAAGCAAAGATGGGCGGCAAGCACAGTGCCCGTGCCATGCAGTTGGCTACGCAACTTTATAAGAAAATGGGCGGCAAATACGTCGGCAAAAAGCCCAGTGCAAAGACAAACAGCCTAAAGAAGTGGACCAAACAAGACTGGGGCTACTCAAAGAAAGATACGCCAGGCAAAGGCGGCAAAGGGGTCTATCTGCCCAAAGCCAAGCGGGCAAAGCTCAAGTCAACGGCCGCAGGTCGCAAGAAACTAGCGGCAGCAGAGCGCAAGAAAGCCGCAGCAACGCGTGCCGGTAAGCAGTACGCAAAGCACGGCCTAGCAAAAGGTACGTCACTGAAAAAGAAGACGACCAAGCGCAAAAAGCGCACCACCAAACGCAAAAAGAAAGCGTAATCTATGGGAATCAGCCCGGCCAAACAAGCCTACCTCGACGAGTGCGCCCAAAACTACAAGTTCTTTAGCGAGGATGTGCTCAAAATTGTGGACAAAAAGGGGCGATTGATACCGTTTGTTTGGAATGAGCCACAGTCGCAGGTGTGGGATGTAGTAAGTAAAGGGCGCAAGCGCGTGGGCTGCCTAAAGGCACGCCAAGAGGGTATTTCAACATGGATTGCTGGGTTCTTTTTTTGGAAAGTGCTGTTCAATCCCAACGAGCGAGCAGTTGTTTTAGCCCACGAGACTGAGGCCGCCGCAAGAATCTTCAGTATCTACAAAAATTTTTACGAGTGTATGCCCGACTGGATGAAAGAACACTTTCCGCTGCGCCACTCGACTAAGACAGAGTTAGTATTCAAGAAGCACACGGGATATGTGCGCATTGCAACCGCAAACAGCCCCGACAAATTGCGTGGCACTACCGTTCATTACCTGCATTGCAGTGAAATGGCGTTCTGGGACAAGGCTGAACTGGTGTTTACGGCGGCAATGCAGTCTCTTACTGACCGTGGTGCTGCATTTGTTGAGACAACAGCCAACAGTTTCAACCACTTTTACAGTTGGTGGACCAGTAAGAACGGATACAAGAAGGTCTTCCTGCCTTGGATGGCGTTACACGAGTATCAGCTTATCGAAACAGAAGACGGCCTTACTGATTACGAAGGCGTGCCGATTCAGTTCGATGATGAGATTATGAACATCATCAACCGGCCATTAGAGCCCGAAGAGCGAGAGTATGTCACGCAACATAAGCTGACCCCTGCCCAGACCAAGTGGATGAAATGGGCACTGAGTCAAAAATGCGACGACGATTGGAAGCGATTCAGTCAAGAATACCCCGCCAGCGCTCAAGAGGCTTTCCTGCACTCGGGTGATATGTACTTTGAGGGCGACTGGTTGCCCGAGGAAGTGACCAAAGTACACGATCAGATACATAAACCAGCCCCTGGGCATGTGTACATTGTCGGTGTTGATGCAGCCACCGGCTCAGTCAATGGTGACTTCAGTGCTGCCATGGTCATGGACGTGACCAACAAGCTGAGAATCAAACCTGTGGCGTGGTTCTACGGCA